GAAGCCGGTCTGCGTATAGACGCCCTTGTTGTGCACCTCGGCCTCCAGCGCCTCCAGGAAGGCGCTGCCACACAGGCACTTGTTCGGCTTGCCCCCATACCGGCGGAGCTGGCGCACCTCGCGACGCAGGGTCGTGGTGAGGGTCTGGTTGGCCGGGGTGGCGGCGTTGATGTTCAGGGACGCGCGGTTGCGCCACCAAGCGGACTGTGCCCGGTCGATGCCGGCGATGATCCCGGTCGTCGGGGTGTCGCTGATGAACGCCAGGACGCCCGGGGGCGCCTTGGAGTCCTGCGTGCCGTCGCGCCAGAAGATCGAATTCATCGACCGCTCCACGCCTTCGCGCAGGTCATCGAGCTTGTCCTGCCAGATACCGGAGATCCGGTGCATCTCGGCCTCGGAGTGGTCCACCGTGCGCGCGCCGGTCATGGAGTCCACGACGCTGATACCGTCCTTCTTGAGCTCGGTCAGCGTGGTTTCGATGCCGGCGTGCAGCTCCTTCCAGGGGAAGTTGATCTGCCGGATGTTGCCCGGGTTGCCGAAGGTCAGCACATCGTCGTTCTCGAAGCCGGTCATGGCCGTGCTGTAGTCGGCCTTGATGTTGCGGCGGATCAGGCCGGCACCGCCGGAGAACGTCTTTTGCGCGGAGCGCATCGCGGACAGAAGCGGCTTGTCCTGGATGGTCTGCGCAAGGGGCTGGCCCTTGATGAAGTAGTCGAGCGCAGCGTTCGCCATGCTGGAGAGCTGCTGGGCGTTGAAAGGCATGGGTCAATCCCCCATCGGCGCGCTGGTCAGACCGCGGCGCGCAGAGCGTCCATGAGAGTCGCCGGACGCGCGCCGGTGGCGGCGGTGGGCGACGGTGACGCGGCGGGAGTGCTCCGGATGGCCTGGCGCTGCGGCTTGAGGCGCAAACGCAGGTCCGTCCAGACCTGGTTCATCAGCGCCACCGCCTGCTCGGGAGCGTCGAAGGACTTGCCCTCGGTCCGCCACCGCGCCTGCATCCGGAGGGTTTCACCCTCCACGAACGGAGCGATCGACGCGAAGTCCGGATCGGCCTGCTTGGCCTGGAACCACGTATCGACCGCGGACACGCGCGCCTGTTCGGCCTGCACCGTCTGCGCCGTCACCCGTTGCTGCGCCTGGCGGTCTGCCTGGCGCCTCTGACGCTCCGCCTGGAACGTCTGCTGGTGGCGCAGCCGCGCGGCTTCCCGCGCCGTGTCCTCATCCACGAGCCCGGTATCTACCTTCTCGCGAAGGTCGTCCGGCAGCTCGTCGCCCAGGAACGTCCGCACAGAGCGAACGATGGGCTCCATCAGCTTCCAGGCTTCCGCGGGATCTTGGCGAAGCGCCGCCATGATCGCGAAGCCCTGGCGCACGTCCTCGGGCGAAAGCTCGTTCGTGGCCATGTAGGCTTCGATTTGCTGCATCCGCTCGGCGCGGGGTTGCAGTTCATCGACCCTCTGGCGCAGCTCCGCGCGCTCGCGCGTCACCTGTTGCCAGCGGGGGTGCTTGTGGAACGGCGGCGGCTCGTCCTTGTCGGCGTCGGCGTCACCCTCCGCCGTCTCGTCCGGCTTGGCCTCGCCATCCACCGGCGCGTCCGCTTTCGCGGCTTCGCCGTCCTTGGCCTCGGCGCCCTTGTCCGTGCTGTCGGGTGGCGAGTCCGACTCCTGGAGCGCGCGCCGGGTAGCCTCCAGCAGCGTCTCGCGGGTTTCGCCTGTCTCCGGCGCGGTGGACGAATCCGCCTTTCCGTCCGCGGCAGCCTGGATCGTCTCTTGGAACGGAGTCGGGTCCAGGTTCTCCACCGGCCCGTTGGCCGGCTCAGTCGCGGGTTGCGATCCCGACATGCGCTCGTCCTTGGTCAGCAACTCCCTCCAGGTCAGCGCCCCGCCGATCAGGGTCGGCTTTCTTCTCAAGTGCCTTCAAGCCGGCGGAGCGCCCCGGAGAGCCTGCGAAGCGCAACCATGATGTCCGGAATGTCCGTCCAACGCAAGCCCGAATACGGACAGACTAGGCGCCCATCATCCCCATCGGGCCGCCGCGCCCGGATACGGTCGAGCTCGGCTCGCCCGCCGGGTTGGCCGGAGGCCGCATCACCAGGCCCGGCGCCGCCGGTGTGTTGGCCGCGCCGCCCTGGCCGTTGGGGCCGCCGCCAGCCGCGCCGGCGGCTGCCGCGCCCGGGTCGGACGGGCCCTTGTCGGGACCACCCTCGCCCGGCACGCCCGCCCCCGACCCCACGCCGCCCGCCATCTTGGCCATGGCCATGATGGACGGCAGCCCGTCCAAGATCATGTCGGCCGGGTCCAGGTTCTCGTCCAGCCGCTTGAGGATTTCCTTCGCCAGCGCGGACGGCTTGATGCCGGGGATCTGGAGCAGGGTGGGCGCCACCATCTGGAGGGCCTGGAGGTCGGCCATGCGGTTCGGCCGGCCGGCGGTGCCGGCCTGGATGTCCAGATAGAGCCCGTCGAACAGGTCCGGAGTCGGGATCTCCGGCCATTGCGCGCCGGGGCCCGCGATCTTCTTCACGGTCGCCGGGTCCATCTCCATCAGCAGCACGCGCCCGGCCTCCACGAACATCTCGCTCAGGAAGGTGTTCAGGTCGTCCACGTAGGACTCGGACGCCTGGTCGGAAGAATTGGCCGCCCGCGACACCTCCGTGGCCGTGGCGCCGGTCACGTTGCCCATGTCCGCGCCTTGCGCTCCCACCACGCGGCCGATGTCCTGGAACTGCGGGGAGGTGTCATACATGGCCGGGTCTATGCCGGGGTGCTTCATCCACTGCACCACGTCCTCGATCTTCTCGTTCGGCTGGAGCCCATCGAGCTCCACCAGCACATGCGCGTCGCCGGTCAGCAGGCGATCGCGGTCATCCGGCGGCAGCTTGCCGCGCGGCGACACCGCCTTGGGGCGAGCCGCGATGCGATGGTCCCGGAGCCCCTGGCGGGAGCGGTTGTATTCGTCCTGCATGTGGCGCATGCGCTCGACATCGGACACCGGATAGGGCGTCACCACCTCGTCGTCCGGAATAGCGTCGGACTGCGAGAACACCAGCGCGAACCACGGCCAGAACCGGGTCAGCTTCACCGGCGGCTCCGCCGGCTCCGCCAGGAAGTCCGGGTAGCCCTTCACGGACCAATAGACCAGGCCATCCTTGCGGGAATAGGTCATCCAGACGCAACACTTCTTCGACTCGGACGGCAGGTCGCCCTCGCGCGCCGGCGCCAACGTGCTCGGGGCCGCCTTTGAGTCGTCGGTGTAGTAGCATGTGCCCGCGCCGCGCACGTCCACGCCGAACATTTCCTGGATCTGCTCCACGGTCCACACGAATTCCTCGGTCACGCGGTCGCAGCCCAGGAACCCCCGCAGATCCACCAGGCCGCGGTCCGGAATGATCGAAAACGGCGCCGGGAAATCGAACCGCAGCCCCTCGTCAGACACCACCGTGGCCTGCGACTTCATCGACTTGATCGCCAAGCGCAGTTCCTCCGCCTCGGCCGCCTCCGGCGTGGCCGCCACCGCCTCCGGATCGTGGATGTCCGCCATCAGGCGCTCGATATGCGCCAGCCGCACCTCCATGTTCGCGGTCTGCGCCATGGTTTCGGGCGACGGCTGCATGTGCCGCTCATAGCCCAGCTTCACGAACGCCACCCCCATGGACAGCGTGCGCGCCACGGTCCGCTTCATCGACTGCTTGAACGGCGGCCGCACCTGCTGGATTTGGTGCTTGGCCACCAAGTTGAGGCTCCGCGCCACGCCGTCCATCATCCGCCGGCGCATGCCGCCCTTCATCACGTCCTGCATCAACGGGGCGCTCGCCGGATTCATTGGGTCCATCGCCGCGGCCTGGAGGGTTTCCGCGCTGCCGTCCCACATCTCGAAGTCCACGCTCGACCGGCGGTCCACCCGCAGCACCGGGTTGCGCGCATAGAGGCGCGCCGTGCGGCTGTTGACGTGCTCCTGGAGGATGTTGGCCCGATACAGCCCCGCCTCCACCCACGCCGGGTCCGCGCCCAGGCGCAACAGGCGCAGGTTGTCCCGCATCCGGTCAAAGTCCTTCTGCCACCGCTGCTTGCTGGACTCGATGTCGGACTGCATCTCGCGCACGAAGCGCCCGCGCGCCTCGGTCGGGGCCGGCACGTCGCGCCGCATCATCCGCGGCGACTCGTTCGGGTTGGCCGCCGCCGCAGCCACCACATCCCCGAACGGCAGCATCCCATCCATCGGGCCAGCCGGAGCGCCCGTCTCCACCGCCGGATCCGCCATCATCGCACCGCTCATGTCACCACCCCTTGAACGCGCGCCGCGCGTCCTGCTGCGGCCCGCGCGTCAGCCGCCGGAACCATGCCATCGAACCCCGCGGCGGCCCCGCGTCCGGCTCCACCGGCCGCGCCGCCTGCGCCATGCGGTCAATCCCCCGCCCCAAGTGCGAGAGGAACGACACGAAATCGTCGTGCGAGCCGTTCGGGAACTTGAGCAATTCCTGCTTCGCGTCCTGCCACCAGGGCGCGAACGCCGGAAACCGGACGCGCCCCAGCGCCATCAGCCCGCGGATCGCCTGCGCCCGCGACAGCATGTCCTTGGCCGGGCTCGACGGCACCACTACCGTGTTCACCCGGTCCTCCTGCATCCGCTTGCGCAGGAACGGACCCAGCGACTTGCTGATATGCTCGTCCTCGGCCCACCAGTTGTAGGGCTGGTGCCGGCGCATCAGCGCGATCATCGATTCCACCGTCTCGTCCGGCGGCATCCGCCGCCAGGCCAGGTCCGGCAGAATCCAGATCACCCCCTCGTCATCCACGCCGGCCACGCCCATGCACGTCTTGTCCGCGGATTCCTTCGTGGACACCGCATGGTCGCTCGCGCCGTAGGTGCGCAGGTTCTTCGGCACGTCGCCCATGGATCGGTATTCCGTCAGCCACTCGGCCTTGAACTCGTCGCCATCCTCCAGCGTCGGACGGCCCTGGTAGAGCGACACGAACCCGCGCGGGTTGGCATCGCGCAGCGCCTCCAGAAACTCCCGCCCGAACTTCTCCGGCCACAGCGCATCGCCCACCGCCCGGCCGATCGGGTCATCTTCCTCCGCCAGCGCCGGCAGGTGCAGGATGCGCCACTTGGCCGCCTCCTTCTCGATGTAGTGCGGGTTGCTGGGGTCGATCAGCCGCCCCACCAGGTCATCCTCGTGCCAGCGCGTCATCACGATCGCCGTGCGGCCCATCTCGTCCAGCAGGCGCGTCCGCAAATCGTCCTGATACCACTCCCACAGCTTCTTCCGGACAGCGCGACTCTCCGCTTCCTCGCGGCCCTTGATCGGGTCGTCCACCACCAGCAAATCCGCACCACGGCCGGTCACGCTGCCGCCGCGCCCCGCCAGCAACACGCCGCCGCCAAACGTGGTTTTGATGCGATCCGCCGACTGCGAGCCCTTCGCGAGCTGCGACCCCGGGAACACTTGGCGGAACGGCTCGGACCGGAAAATCTCGCGGATCTCGCGTCCGGTATCGCCGGCCAGATCCTCATTGTAGGTGCCGAAGATCACCTGCCGGTAGGGATCGCGGCCGATGAACCAGCACGGGAACCGCTTGCTCACCAGCTCGGACTTCCCATGCCGCGGCGGCATCGTCACGATCAGGTTCAGCCACCCCTTCTCGCCACGCTCCAGCTTTTCCAGCGCCACCGCCAGCGCCCGATGGTGCCGCGCATCGCGATACCGGCTCAGGTAGGGATTTGTCCGGTTCGACAGGTCCGGCATCGTCACCTTCGCGAACGACATCAAGTCGCTGCGGGCCCACTCCACCAGCGCGCCGTGCGCGCGCTGCGCGTGCGCCAACTGCATCCGCTCCGCCGCGCGCTGCAATTCCACCCGCTGCTCAGGCGTGAGCTGCGACAGCATGCGCTCCAGCGCAGCCGGGTCGATCGTAGGCTGGGGGGGCGGCTTCTTCACCGCGAGATGTGACTCCACACCGCCCAGGCCGCAGAGCCCACCGCCACCAAGCCCGCCGCAATCAGCTTGCCGACCGCCAAGCCGCCCATCGACTGATTCAGCTTGGCCATGATGGCGTCCAGCTTCTCGTCCACCGTTTTGATGGACGACTTCACACTGGTGACATCGTTCTCAAGCGCGTCCATCCGCCCCTCCAAGTGGCCGATGGTGCGCGCCAATGCCAGCCGTTCTTCATCGCTCATGGCGCCCTCGGGGTCGGTGGGCGCTTCACCACGCCCGGCTTGCAGAACGGGCACGGCACCGT